ATACTTGTTTCATGTTATTCTTTATTCAAATAATGGCGTTAAACATATCCTTGCATCATCATTCCATTTCATTCTTCGTCTTTTTTTATAATATTCATCTTTTGTAGTAGCTAGATAGTAAACACTCGATGGCTGAAACCCATACTCTTTACAAATTTCTAACTGTCTGCTGTTATATGTATTCCACATTTCATCTACAGTAAATGTCTCCATAAGCAGCTTCATTGTCATGACAGATCCATAATTCCAGTTTTCGTATTTTTTTAATCTATGTAAACTAGCATGTGGCTTTTTAGTATATACTAAACCCAAGCGTTGACCTATTGCGCCAAAGCCTTTAGAGAAACTAAAAAACACTTGTTCTGTTGTAGATGGTACGTTTATCTTTTCAATCTTAGTAGAACCTACGTACGTGCAATCTAATATGACCGGTGGTTTTACTTTCCAATTCTCAAAGCCAGGATCAAATATATTCCCATCAGCCGCAGAGGGAATTGATACAAACAATGGCACGTCAGGCAATGCAATACCAGGTATAGCCGATCTGCCATTCTCCATGTACTGTCCTGGTACATCGCATGTAACTGTGCGAGATAATCCAATCATACTTGAATATTCATATTCTCCATAGCACATAACTTGTGAACCACGGTTTTCTGTCATAACCCAATGATGTATTGCATCGGTAGTACCATGGGTGGCATAACAATATGGAAAGTCTGATAAATCAATCATAGAGCTAACCCATTCTCTATGAATTGTTTCCGTTTCTTTTAAGAGTGCAAGCGCTTGACCTTTACCTCTAGAAAAATAGGTATCTGATACTTTTTGGCTATTAAATAGTTTTGCTACTTTAGAATGATATGGAACATCTACGTAAGGATAGTTTCTAAACTTTTGAGTAATCACTCGCTACTCTCCATAACAATCTAGGACCCATTACTGGTGTTCTTCTATGTAAGGAAGTGAATTGATCCATTAATAACAAATCACCTTCTTGAAATATATGATGGATCATATACTTACTTTTAAATATTTTTGGCATAAGTTTTTCAATGATTGGTTCGTGATCTACTTTCTTCTTACCTTCCCATGCTCCACAAATAAAATGGTATGGAAAGTAAAAATAATCGGCGTTAGTATGTGGATGCTGGCCAACTAATGGCCTAATACTACCTTTGTTCTTACTCATGAACTCAAGCTCAGGATCATCTTCGTCTAAACTATACATGGTATGATTTTTAAATTTTAACTTAATTTTTATGCTACGATAATACTCTTGTTCATCTTCAGACATATCTAAAAATGGCTTTGATGTATTACAAACACTTAACGTAGTGTTGACGTCACCTTTAACACAATATAATCCGATTAGAATTTTATCAATAAGGTGTCTACTGTTTCCATTAGAATGCCAACCCAGCTCTCCATCCCCAAACATTCCAATCTTCTTGCCGGCACTATCACGTTCACCTGAGACATTAAATATTTCTGGATTTTCTTTATGATTCATAAACAGATCAGGAGTTTCACAGTCTCCTATTCGTTTAAATAAATCTGCTAGTTGGCTTTCGTTAAGATCTTGCTCATGCATTATTTGCCAGCCATAAAACTGAACATCTGTGCAAAGTTGTCTTAATTGTCCATCAGCGTAATCTGAGATCTGTAAGGTCATCTGTTCCATCCAAACTAAACATCAATGCAATCCTAGGTGCATCACTCATGTTCACAACTGCATGAGGGTAACCTATATTCAGAAAGTATGCATTTCCGTCTTCTAAATTATATGCTTCAAGTTTACCGTCTCTTCTAAAGAGATTTATAACATTCTTACCACCATAGATTGGACATATGCATCTTACCGCATACGATACATCATAATCAACATGGAACGGAATTGTTTTGCCTGGTGCCAATTTGGTTATTCGAACTCTACTGGCTGGCGATTTAAGTTGTGTGACAATCTTTTCAAAATAACTATTAGTATAATCTTCAGTTGGAACATTATATAAATGCTCTTCCCTACGCTTAAGCCGTTCTTTAATACTTTCCGTATATGGAAGTATTTCGCTTGGCTCCGTTAGATTAATCTGTTCAAAGTTATCGTATACGTTCTTAACTAATTCCATATGATTGTCACATAACATTGGATTAGCAGTTCGTACATCAGTAAATTTTTCGTAAAGCTTATGCGCTTCGTATTGCAAATCTTTTAAATCAATATTTAGATTAAAGTTTGCTATTGTGGGTAATTCATGCTTTTTCATTTTTAAATAATTTTTCAGCAATCCATCCAGCGGTATCGTATTTATGCAGCCTTACTCTTTTCCAATTATCATGGTGATTTTTATGATAACCTTCACCTGCTATAAAAAAATTTAACCAAGGAACGTTTGCTCCACCTTCTTCTTTATGTCCTACAGTATTTAGCAATCCGAATCCTATCTTTGCAAATACAAACGGTACTGCGCAAAATGCTATCCAGAAATAAGGACTAATAATAAAACTAATGACATTAACAACGATTAATATTTTTAGCCAATGTTTATGGCAAAAAACTAATCTAGGATTTTTATATAGATCTCTAGCGTATTTAGATGGTATATTAGGAATATCCCATGTAGTAAACAATACTTTCCAATAACCTACATGCTCTGCGGCATGAGGATCGTCTTCTGTATCTGAATGCTGATGATGCATTCTGTGTGATGCAATCCAACCGATTGGTGTTCTGATACACGCAATCATTAGCATGGCTAAACCAATAGTTTCAAACCATATCGGCACTTTAAATTGATTATGACAATAGTATCTGTGTAAAAGTATGCTAGCGCCCCAGTGAGAAATCACTTGACTCCAAAGTATACCTAATATTATTGCGTAAACTAATTCCATAATACTATATATCCATAAAAAATGGGGGCTAACCATGGCCCCCTGCGCACTATTTAAGTCGTGACACTATTTATATTAGAATGAGAAAGTTCCGCCGACTACAACGTCTGACATATCTTCCGTTTCTAAATCATAACCAGTCTCTACATAGACTTCTGCATTATCCCAAATGCCGTATCCAACTTTGAAATCAATTGTTGGATTAACGTCCATGAATACAAACTCATCGTTGTAAATCATGAGATCAGTAGATACACTTAGATCTGTTCCCCAGAGCTTATAGCCCATTGAAGGAGTAAGTTCTAGTGTCATGTTTTCTGCATCAAAGTTATATTCAGATGTTGCAGAAGCACCGATTGAAATGCCAGTGGCACCAATCTCGGCAGCTTGGATGGATGTTGCTGTTAGTAGAGCAGCAGCTGTTAAAGCAGCATATTTCATTATTCGTTCCTTTTATTTACGATTCCAGATTTCATATAGAATCCAAACAGCGATCAAACCTATTACACCTTGAGATCCTATAGCTGATACCATATCAGTGACATTGTCAACCACGCTCATATTTGCTGGCATAAATGGCATATTACGTAGGCCTAAGATTTCAAGTATAATCGCTAGAGCTGCTAAACTAAGACCAACCTCAGCTAGTCCTCCAGCCCAGGCTTTTACTTTGTTTAAGATTTCCATAGTTGTCCCCTTGATTAGTTAAAACGCCACACTTCTGTTGCTAGGCAGTGGCCGCCCCCTTAATTATGCCGCTAAGGCGTAATTAGAAGGTGCAAAATTATTGTTTGCATTTGTGATTTATAGACTCAAATACCAGTCGATTCCTATTTCGCCCCCATAAAAACACACTTATCTAACTGTGCTTTTGGTGGAGGCGCCCGGTACCGCCCCGGGGTCCTGTATATCCTCAATCATCTATGGGGTTATTTACCCTTCTTTGCATCTCCAATTTGGCTTGATGCTTAACTATACGTGGATTATGTGATATAATTATCACATAACCTTTATCGTCATATGCTACGTATCTATTTTTCCTCTTCACTATCGTGTACATGCAATTGTAATAACGCGTAATGGATAACCTTTAGGAGATCCTTACGAGCATCCTCCCTAGTACCTTTTTTACCGTATCGATTAGCATACTTATCAACGTTACCCATACAGAAACCTGTGCCGTGACCTCTAGCAATAATAACTTCCGTTGATTGAAACTGAGTTGTAGCGTAATGCCCTTGATAAGTTGAGTCAATATAATCTCTTAACTCTTTTAAGTATTTATCTTCATCAAACTTATAATCAACATAATCAAATGTAGTATCATTTGTTAAGTTAACAATTGTGTCTCTCGGATC